ACGCTTGCTTATTCCTTCGAGGTGCTTTATTACGAAAGAGTTCAGCCACTAGACTCAACCAATCAAACCAACTGGTTCACGGTGTACGCGCCTCAAGCATTGCTTTATGGCTCACTGCTGCAAGCAATGCCATTCCTCAAAAACGATGAGCGCACACCGATCTGGCAGGCGCAGTATGACGCCATCATACAAACCCTTATGGCTGAAGATAAGCTGCGTATTGCTGATCGCCAGGCCATTGCCGCGGATAGTTAATCATGAGCTATACCAGTCCGTTTACAGGCGACGTTGTACAGCCTACTGACGTTTCGTATGAGTCCATCACACTGACTGCCAACTTGCAGTTGGTATGGCCCATCAATGGCAATCTGACCACGGATACGCCAGCAGCACGCATCATGGATGTGTCAGCCTCAAGTGCTGGCCTTGAGTTGCGTATGCCACAAGCCGATCAAGTATCGGTAGGCCAAGATGCGCTGATTAAAAACACGGGCGCTAACACCTTCACGGTCAAGACCTATGATGGCACGGGCACGATTGTTGCCATTGCCTCGGGCACATCGCGCTACATCTATCTGACCAACAATGGCACTGAGGCTGGCACTTGGGCCAACTTCGAGTTCGGCGCTGGCACTTCGAGTGCAGATGCTGCCACCCTTGCTGGCGCAGGCCTGCTGGCATCTGGATTAACGCTTAATCAAAGCCATCCAGTTGAATCAGTCATTGCAAGTCAGTCCTTTGTCGATGGCGATCGCGCCAAGACTTATGTATGGTCTGGTGGCGTTACGACGGTCACATTGCCTTCTGCTGGTACTGTAGGAAATAACTGGTTCATGCTGTTGAAGAACAATGGCACGGGAACATTAACGCTTGATGCGCCAGGCTCACAAACCATCGACGGTGGTTTGACTAAGGCATTTGCACCCAATGAGTCAGCCTTCATCGTTTCCACGGGCACTGAGTTTGTCACGATCGGTTATGGTGTCAGCACGCAGTTTGAGTTTGGCATTCTGACCAAAACAGTAACCAATGGCACTTACACGTTAACTGCCAACGAAGCTGCCAACACGATCATGATCTTCAATGGCACGTTGTCTAATAACGTGACCATCATTGTGCCGCCTGTGATCAACTTTTATGTGATCAGCAATCAAACCACGGCAGGTGGCTTTACGTTGACCATTTCAACGGGTGCTGTAGGCGCTAATGATGCGCAGGTGCCTGCAGCAGGCCAGGCCACGGTATTTTGTGATGGCACAAATATTCTGAATGCCAACACCACACAGGCTGGCGGTACGTCCTTTAGCCTGGTTAATGGCTCTGCTGGCAGTCCATCATTGAACTTTGGCTCTGAGACCAACACAGGCATTTACAGGCCTGGCGCTGGGCGTTTTGGCGTTTCTATTCTCAGTAATTTAGTCTTGGATGTTACGGCATCAGGCATCAATGTTACGGGCACTGGCAACTTTACAGCAGGCATCAGCGGGGGCACCTTCTGATGACCAAGAAGGTTTTCGCGCTTGATACCAAGCCTGGCATTCAAAGGGATGGGACGCTCTTTGATAAAGAGTTTTACTCTGATGGCAGGTGGGTAAGATTTCAGCGTGGCCGTCCTCGCAAGATCGGTGGTTACCGCGAGATCATCAATAATCTGGCAGGCCCCTCACGGGGCATTTTTGTAGTTGTCCGCAATCTTTTTAATAACGTATACAACGGCTACAGTGATGGCTTGCAAGTCCTTCCTGTCAATAACACTGGTGTAGGCTCAGGCCTTCAAGATTACAGTTTTGGCGGTCCTATTGCATCATTATCAATTGCTGATGCAGGCTCTGCCTATACCGATGGTACGTATACCAATGTGCCTTTGAGCTATACCACCTCGGGCACAGGCGTAGGTGCTGTAGCTACAATCACGGTGACAGGCGGTGTGATTACAGCAGCCACGATCACAGGCTTTGGTGTGCATTATGTGGCCAGTGAATTGCTCACAACGGCCAACACAAATATTGGTGGCACTGGCTCTGGCCTTGTCTTGCAAGTAGCAACCATTGACTCGCCATTTACAGCGTCTGATGTCAATTCCTGGCAGTTTGATACGTTCACAGACACGGTAAGCTATCAAACCAACTTGCTGTTAGCCCACCCTTCGAGGGATCTGGATAACATTGATTCAGACATCAATACGCCACTGCTTTGTGGGCCGTTATCGGGCACTGTTTTGTGGGCTGCAGGACTTTTTGCAGTGGATAGCTGCACGGTTACTAGTGGCTCAGCGACGGTCACGCTTGCAACCATCAACACGAAGATTGCTGCAGGCCAATTGGTCAAAGGTTATGGCATTCCTGCTGCCACCACAGTAGTGTCAATCGTCGGTACCACGGTCACACTCAGTGCTAATGCCACGGCCACATCAACAACCACGCTGACGTTTGACAATCAAGTCTCAATCTCAGGCGGTGTGGTTGCCCTGCACCCCTACGTGTTTGTGTATGGCAATGATGGCCTGATCAAAAACTGCTCAGCAGGTGATATTGATGACTGGGTCTCAGCAGACGCTAACGAGGTCAATGTGGCCACGGGCAAGATCTTGCAGGGTTTACCCGTCCGAGGTGGTTCCAACGCGCCTAGCGGCCTATTTTGGTCCTTAGACAGCCTTATTCGCGTGTCCTTCACGCCTCAAACGCTTGGTGTGCCTGGCACAGGGAATTTTGCTGCCACCACGTACTGGCGGTATGACATCATCACAAGCCAGTCGTCATTTCTGTCGTCATCGGCAGCCATTGAATACGACGGCATTTACTACTGGATCGGCACTGATCGATTCCTGCTTTATAACGGTGTCGTCAAAGAAGTTCCCAATCCAATGAACCAGAATTACTTCTTTGATAACTTAAATTACGCACAGCGCCAGAAGGTCTGGGCCACAAAAGTTTCAAGGTTTGGTGAAGTATGGTGGTTCTATCCACGCGGCAATGCTGTTGAATGCACGGATTGCGTGATTTATAACATCCGTGAAAACACCTGGTACGACTCTGGCGAAGCTTATGGTGTGCAGCGATCTGCAGGCTACTTCACGCAAGTATTCCGCTATCCAATTGAAGCAGGGTATGAAGTCAACACGGCAGATGCCATCAACCAGGTCAGCATTACCGATTTGGGAACTGGTTATACCGATGGCACGTACAGCTATGAAACGCTAACAGGTGGTACAGGCACTGGCGCAACGGCCACGATGGAAGTTGTTGCAGGCTCAGTGGTACAAGTCACGATCAACAATCGTGGCTCAGGCTATACCGTGGGAGATACGCTTACAGCCACGCTTGATGGCATTGGTGTCGACTTTGAAATCACGGTTGATACGCTCATGCAATTGGTCTCGTTATGGCAGCATGAAGTGGGCAAGAACCTCGTTAAGGGCACCAATGTATTGGCCATTGAAAGCTCATTCACCACTTCAGATCTTGGTGTGATTGCAGGTGGTCCATCACAGCCAAGTCCAGTGGGTGAGAATCGCTGGACGCGTCTTGAGCGCGTGGAGCCAGATTTCATCCTCGAAGGCAACTTGGACCTGTACATTGTTGGTCGTCCTTATCCTGATCAGCCCGATCAAATCACAGGTCCTTACACCTTTGACTCGGTCACAGGCAAGATTGATATGAAAGAGCAGCGCCGATTGCTGCGCTTAAAGTTTGTGTCCAATCAAGTTGATGGTGACTATCAAGTCGGTAAAATCCTTGTCGATGCCGATTTGGGCGACGTTCGAGGTTACACAACATGACGATTGCGCTTGTTTATGATCCTCGGTATCACACCTTCGAGTCATGGGCAGCACTCATGTGTGAGGCTTATGCAGGCCAACAGTTGCAAATTCCTGGCCCTGATGTGGACTTTAAGTCTTGGGGTGCAGGGCTTAAGGCCATCGATATTTTTGCCAATGAAGGCATTCCTGAGCCATACCTCTTTGATGACTGGCAAGAGTGGGCTTCAGCCTTAGTTAACGCTGTCAATGCGAGGCCAGAATAGCATGGCTTTATACGATCGCAGTCTTACAAATTTAGCGTCGGAAGATGACTTGGCGGCAACGCAGTCGCCACTCTCATTTGCTCTTCCAACTGATTGGGGTGTTGCTGGCGGTTTGTATGACGAGGAAGCAGAAAAGATCAATTATTACAACACTCAGGGAATTACGCCTGAAATGCTGCTTGCGTCGTCTTATGGCGTTACGCAAAGCGACATCGATTGGATGCGTCAGCATGGCTACACAGTAGGGGCCGGTGCCACACAAGGCGCTCTTTCAGGTGCTGCTGATACGGTCACTTCGTCTGCTGGTGTTGACACTGTAACCTCGTCTGTTGGCACTGATACGACTCAAGAAAACAGTGCAAAAAACTTAAAAGATTTTGTTTCTGGAAATATAACTAACCCACAAGCTATTGCTCAGTATGCCCAGCGATTTGGGCTTGGTCTTGATGACTTGGCTTTGGCCATGGGGTCATCACCCACTCAAGTCCAACAATATTTTCGTGATGCGGGCTTTCCTCTCGGAACTATGCTTACCGGGACTTTGCAGCGGACTATGGGGACTGATACTGGCATTAGGCAATTAGACAAAGGTGAAGATGTTGTTGCTGAGCGTGCCATAGGGATGCAAGGCAATAAGGTTTTAGTTCAGCAATATGACGCATACGGGCAACCCACAGGAACAAGATTGGCCGAGCCTAATGCGCCAGATTATGTGGGATGGATTCAGGCGCTTGGCCTAGTATTGCCTGGAGCTTTGCCTGGAGTTGGTGAAGCAATTGGATCTGCGCTAGGCGCGACGGGTGCTGCCGCGAGCGCCATCGGATCTGGCGCAATTAATTTTGCTTTGCAAATTGCTGGCGGCGCCGATCCTGTGGACGCATTAAAAGGTGCCGTTTTAAGCGCTGGTGCTGGATTTGTAGGGTCGCAAATTAGTTCAATGTTGCCTGCCGAAATAGCAGGGGCTGGCAAAAATGCCATCACACAACTTATAACAACAGGAAAGTTAGATCCTGCTGCGTTAGCAACAAGTGTTGGCACAAGCTTTGCCACAGACGCTTTGGCAGCAGAAACCGGCATGGACAAAGCCACCGCTGGGAAGCTTGTTACAGCAGGCTTGCAGGCCTTCCAAGGCAACGAATTAGCCGCACTGACATCATTAGCTCAGGCCGGTATTCAATCGGGCCTAGCAGGCACGGGAGTAACAGCACAATCACCCCAAGATCGCGCTGCATTTCTTGATGCTAATGCTGCACCACAAGGCGCTGGCGCACTATCACCCATCGCTGCTGAAGACGAGCAGATTGCCATACAGCAGCGCCAGAACGCTGCCAACCAAGCATTAACAGACTACATGGGGTCAGGCAATGACTTAAGCCGTGAAGGCTTGGTAAGTCAGTTGCAAAGCCTTGGCCTTACGGCAGATCAAGCCGAGGGTTATGCGCAAAAGGCTGATCAGCAGATCAACATGCAACGTGTTGGCGCTGATGTGATGAATCGCTACTCAAAGATTGATCCAGAGTTCGGCACACCGCAGCTTGATCGAAACGCAGCCTTGGAAGAAATGGTTGCTGCTGGCTTTTCATCTGATCGTGCCAATGAAATATTAAATGGTATTGATGCGCAGAATGCGATCAAGTTAGAAAACAAACTGAGCGTTCAATCTGCTTACAATAATTTAACAAAAGGTACGGGTACTGAAGAGCAGTTGCGCAGTGCCATGACAAGCGCCGGTTATACCGATAATGAGATAAACAATCTTGTCACGAAAGGCTTGGGCATCCTCGAAGGCAGCAAGTTAACTGCTGGCGAGCAAGCACAAGAACGTGTCTCGCAACTGCCTGATGTTCGCGCTGAAATCTCTGCCAAGCCAACCTTCTCTGAAGCTTACAAGCTTGCGCGAGACACTTACGGATCAGGCGCTACATTTACTTGGCAGGGCAAGTCTTATAGCACAGACACCTTCCAAGAAAACCCTGCACTTGGCCTGGTGCCCGTTGCAGGCAGTGGCCGTGGTCAAGCAGCAGGTAAGACTGCAGAGCAAGAAGCAGCACTTCTTGCAACGGCTGAAGAGCTAAAAAGAATTGATCCAGTTGCTAGAGCATCACTTCTTGACTCGGCATCCGTAGACTATGGTGCTGTAAGTCCCGAGGGCAACGCGCAAGGGCTTACACAAACTGCAGCCGATAAGCTTGTGCAATCAGTCATCCCTGTAAACGCCATCAAAACAGCGTTTGGCATGACAACAGAGGCTGCTGGTAACACGCTCAAAGCCTTCGGCACGATTGGTGAGTCATTAGGCTTTAATACGGCTCAGATGTCTGACTATGGCCGCAAGCTTGAAAACATCGCCCAAGAACTTTATCCGCAAGCATTGAGGACCAGCGAGTCCGAGGTCAAGAATAGATTTGCCAGCGCTAACTCAGCCGCCGACATTGGCCGCGCTCTTAAAGATTCGATACTGAATAATCCTGGCGCAGTGGCCAAGATGATTGGCGTAGAAGGCCTGCAGGAACTGCCCAACATTGCACTAGCACTAGCCACAGGCGGCACATCAGCCCTCATCAGATATGGCGGTATGCTTGCAGGATTAGGGCTTGATGTTGTCGAGTCTGCTGGCTTACAGGGCGCTCAGAAAGTCGATGAAGGCCTGGCCAAGGGCTTAACACGCGCTCAAGCAGTTAAGAGTGCTGTAGACGATATGAAGGCTGCTGGAGCCGTCACAGCCGTGATGACGGCTGCTGCCGATAAGATCCCATTTGGCGGCACCATAGCCAAAACTATGATCAAAGGCTCAGCAGGCGAGGGCATTGAAGAGTACGTGATTGCAAGGGCTACAGGCCAAGATCATATGTCGGCCTTGCGCCAGGCAGCCTTTGGCGCACTTATTGGCGGTCCTACTGAAGCAACGCTGCAAGGTGCTGGCAATTTGACCAACGTCACCATCAACGGTGACACGATGATTGGTACGTATGCAGATGGAACTAAGGTCAGCATCAGCGAGCCAGCAGGTGCCACTGATCTGAAAATTGACATCATCAAGCCTACTGACACAAGTGTGAATGTTTCCAACGCACTGACAGCAGACTTGAGTTCAGGCGCTGACTTAACGACTTCGATTAATAGCGTGGTGAGCAATAACATCACGGCTGATCTTAGTGGCACGATTGACTCAACGGTCAAGGCGGTCATTAATAATGGCGTAGATCTCTCTCAAGGTGTTACTAACTTAACGTCTGCTGCTGTTGCTAACACAGGCGATACCACAGCCGTGATCAACAATGTGGTGTCAAGCCTTGCATCCAATGGCACAGACTTAAATGCCAATGCTGGAAGCATCGTTACAGGCGCTGTAAGTGGTGGTGCCAGCGTAACTGATGCTGTTGATACAACCCTCAAAGCTGTTACCGCAAACGGTGGCAATGTGGCAGATGCCGCAGCAAGCATCATTACATCAGTCAGCGCAAGTGGTGATACAGCGCAAGTTGCTAATGCCACAACGGCTGTTATTAACGCTGCAATCACAAGTGGCAGCAATGTAACCGCCACAACGTCAAACGCTGTGAATGCCGCGCTAGCAGCCTCTGGAGGCTCTACAGACGCTGTTACGCAAGTGGTTGGAGGTATTGCATCACAAGGCAATAACGACGCCACAGCAGCCGCTGTATCAAGTGCTGTGGCCACGACAGGTGATACATCAGCAGCCGTCAACGCAGCACTCACCAATGGCGGCGATGCAAACACCGTGCTCTCAACGGCAAGCAACGCTGCAATCACGGCAGGCACTGATACCAATACCGCGGTAACCAATACGCTGACATCAGCCCTGAACAACAACGTCGATACCACGACTGCTGTTAACAGCACAGTGAAGGGCGCTCTTGACGCTGGCGCTGATGCTTCAGTAGTTGTCAACAGCGCAACCACAGCAGCCGTTACTAACAATGTAGACACATCAAGCGCCATCACAAACACCGTTACGGCAGCTTTGAATAACAATGCTGACGTTTCAGCAGTTGTTGACAGCGTTATAAAGACATCGCTTGACAACGGTATTGACACCGCCTCAGTAGTTACAAGTGTTATCACGGCTGCACTAAACAACAATGCTGACGTTTCGCAAGTTGTAAGCACTGTTATTAACACAGCCGCAAATAACAACGCGGACACAAGCGCAGTTATTGACAATGCTGTCACTACAGCTATAACTAATGGTGCTGATACTTCAGCAGTTATTAATAGTGCCGTCAAGGCTGCTGTTGATGCAGGCACTGATTCCACATCAGCAATAGACTCAACCCTGACAGCAGTAGCAAATGCAGGTGGTGATGTAGCACAAGCCGTTGGATCTGCTGTGGATGCAAGCCTTGCTGCTGGTGCTGATACGAGTCAAACGCTGATTGCTGCAACCAGCACGGCCATTACCAATGGCGGTGATGCCAGCACTGTTGTGAGCAATGTTGTCAACAGTGCTGTGAACAATGGCGCAAGCCTGGCTGATGCCACAGCATCATCGGTGGCCACAGCGATTGTGAGTGGCGCTGATGCTAATACCGTGATTCAGACGCTTACAAATAGCAATAGCAACTTGGCGATTGAATCAGGTTCAAGTGGTGATGTCACCACAGTGCTCGCATCGGATGGTACAAGCAATACGCAAGTCACGATGGATGCTGGCTCGCAGACTGTGACCACCACGACCACTGATACGACAACTGGTGAGACCAAGCAAGTCACGATTCAAGGCGATACCACAACCACCGTAACTACGAATAACTCGGGCGTCACAACAAGCGTGACTGTTGATGAAAGCACGGGCGTCAAGACTGAAATTACGTCTGATGCTGGCTCTGTAACGTCCATTACGACAGATACTACAGGCAGTACAACGGAAATTAAGTCTGATGTTGATACGGGCGTGGTTACGCAGATTGTCAGCAATCCCGATCGTGATCAGATCGTGACCACAACCTGGAACGCGGATAATACGGTCACGGTCACGACCAAGTCTGGCGATGGTCCTGAGACCACTGAAACACTGACGGCAGACGTTGCGCCAGTTAAGCCAAAGCTTGATCCAATTGCTGCAGTGGTTCCTGTACAAGCTGCGCAAGCTACTAAGACAACGGCACCAAAGGCAGCGGCGCCTAAAGCATCATTTAAGTTGCCAAGTGCTGCAGCCTCTGGACTTTCAATGCCTATGGCCTCATCGGACTATGACTTGGGCGTATTGAAATCTTCTGGTGATACTAGGATAAAAAATCCATTGGAAGCCTTGATGGAAAGGGTAGAGCAAATGAATCAAATTGATCCTATGTTGGCTGCTGTGATGTCGCAGCGCTTAGGCATCCAACCCCAGCAAGCGCCGACTTTTACGTATGGCCAGGAAACATCCATTGATGACATCTTAGGGCTTCGAGAGCCTAAGAAGCCTGAAATGGAAGAGGCCCTGTACGCTGAAGGTGGTTATGTAGAGCCACTTCGAGCCAAGGGCGGTGCCATGAACTTGCAATTCATGAATCGTGGTGGTGTATTGCCCGGTGGCCGTGAAGACTTCAAAGACGGCAAACACGTTGCTGGCGATGGTGATGGTCAATCGGATGACATCCCGGCATGGCTTGCTGATGGTGAGTTTGTATTCCCTGCCGATGTGGTTTCTGCACTTGGTAATGGCTCAACCAAGGCAGGAACAGATAAACTCTACAAGATGATGCACGAGATCCGAGCACGAGCCAGATCCACGAAAGTCAAAGACTTACCACCGCCAGCGCATAAGTCACCGCTGGACTATATCAAGAAGGGTAAATAATCATGGCCGGATTATTTGAAGGCTCTGCACCGCCAGACATTACGACAACGACAACCAAGCAGCAGTCAGCACCTCAGTATCTTACTGACTATCTGACCAATCTTGCTCAAGTAGGTCAAAGTCAACTAGGCACAACTGGCGTTGATGCTTCAGGAAAGCCAACCATGACGGCTTTTCAGGGCAAAGATCTGATTGCCAGCAGGCCAGATTATCTGACCAACTTAACATCCGGCATTGACCCAGCAACGGGTAAGCCTTATGCGGCAGGTCAGTTGCCAGCCCTCAGTGACTTGGCTCGGTATCAAACGCCACTGGATCAAGCATTGACGGCTGGCCAGTCTGCCATGGATGTGTCCTCCGCAGATATTGCAAAGTTTTACAACCCATACCAGCAGCAAGTCATTGATGAGATGCAAAAGCAATCTGACATCAACTTGCAGCGCAGTGTACTGCCAGGCTTAAAAGCATTAGGAATTAGTGGTGGCCAGTTTGGTGGCAGCAGGGTGGGTAACATCGGTGGCCAAGCCCTTGCAGACATTGCCTCCAAGCTTCAAGCACAACAAACTGAAGCTAGGTCTAAAGGCTTTGAGACTGCACTGGATGCTGCCCTCAGAGAGCAAACCGGGCAGACAGGTGCCACCACGGCATTGACAGGCCTGGGATCTCAAGAGCAACAAGCTGCAAAAAGCGCTTTAGGCACCCTGTCAGATCTTGGTACACAACAGCTTGAATATGAGCAATCTAAGATTGAGGCGCCTTTAACAAGGGCTGCCAATGTTGCTGCATTGCTTAGAAATTACCAGTTCCCATTGTCATCCACTGACACGTACAAGGGTCCGCTACAAGGCGCTGGTTATGGTCCAAGCACGATAGACAAAATTGGATCACTGACATCCTTCCTATCAGGAATTAAAACTGGAGAGGGCGGCAATAAATCTCAAACGCTTGGCGCTACATTAAACAAACTTTTGTCAGGGTCTGGAAGACTTAGCGCAGAAGAGCAGGCAGCTATTGATGAGTTGTCAGACTATGCAGATTTTGGAGGGTAATTGTGGCTAAACAATCTCCATTAGCGACGGTCTCGCCAGTAGCAATTCCCGGCGAAGATCCAGAACTTGCAGCGTCGCGGCAAAAATATATTGCTGCGCAGCAGGCCATGCTCGATGCCTTGCAAGCTCGAAATGAGTTCATTGATCCGCGTAACTTAGCGATGGCTAGAGCGTTCCTGCAGCCAACCAAATCAGGGCGTTTCGGTGAAAGCCTTGGCAATGTCATGGAGGCTTACGGCACGGCTGATGAGGCTGAGCGCAAGCGCAATATTGATATAGCTCAGATAAAGGCTGAAATGGCCGCAAAAGAAGTTGCTGGCTATCAAGAAGCTGCTGCCATGAAGGAATTTAACCGTCTACTTGGCGGCTCTCCTAAAGCAGGCCAAGAAGCTGCAGTTCAAGATAGTGGTACAGCTACTGCGCCAGCAGGATTTTCTAACATCACAGCGCAATCCATAGCGCAATTAAAACGTATCAAACCAGAGTACGGCAAGATTGTTGAAGACATGGTCAAGTTTGATCAAGATCGTTACTTGATCGCTATGAATGGCACTGTTTTTGACAAGCGTACAGGCCAGTATGTCAACCCAGAAAATATACCGGGTCAGACTCAATCTGAGTTTGAACTTCCAGGATTGGGCAAGTTTTTAATGACCCCCAATGAGTATTCAGTTGCCACTCGAAGTAGGGCCAGGGCAGCGGCAGAGGGCTGGCGTGATGACTGGGACCGTCAATTCTCTGGTGGTACTGAACCAAGTCAAATTAAGCAGCCTGGCGCACCTGCACAACCAAGAGAGCCTGGCGAAGAACCTGCCGCACCATCACCTGCTGGCCGCAAGACTACAACACAATCAGCCCTTGAGCGTGAGCGTGAATCAGCCACCATAAGAGCGCGTGCTGAAGCTGATGAAAAAGCGCGTCAGGCAGCCCTTGAAAAGGGTGATACAGCACTACAACGCAGGCAGGCAGCCGAGTCTGTTGTTGAATTAGTTAAAGCACCCGGTATGGATCAAGTGCTCGCTGTGCTTGAAAGGCCTGGCGTTTTACCAGCAGTGGGCAAGCTGATTGAAGAGGGTATTAGCCTTGGCCGCGGGTATTCAGTTTCTGTGCCGCAGATCCGCGATGTGATGACAGCTAATCGGATTACGCTACCCAAAAATCCTGGCGAATCAAAGCAGCAGTATGACGAGCGCGTGCAGCAAGTGCTTGATAATTTATCGTTGCTTACTTCACGATTTGCCGAGATCTCATTTGGCTTTAGATCAATGGCTCAAGGCCAGGGTTCAATCTCTAACTTTGAACAGTTGATCTTCAGCAGCATGGGTCCGACTGTGCGCGATCGGCCTCGGGTTGTTCAGGCTAAGGCCCAGCACATGATTGAACGTGCCAATTTTGAAGAAAAGATCCGCAACGCTTTGCTTGATAGCAATAAGACCTTTGAGCAGTTTAAGCGTTCGCCGCAATACGATGAAATGGTCAAAGAGTACGACGCAAAGCTGCGTGGCTTGTATCAAGGCATGACATCAGGCGCTAATCCGCAAGTGCCTGGCACAAGGCCCACAAGCCAGCAGCCTTATAGTGAGGCTCGTGAAGCCTTGCGCAGAGATATTTTGGGGCGTTAATCATGGAACAACTATTGCAGCGCATTCCTGAAGATAGACTTCCTGTTGCACGGAAAATTGTTGAAATTGCTAAAAGTCAGGGTGTTGATCCAGCATTAGCGCTGGCAGTAGCGTTGCAAGAAAGCGGCCTTGATCAGTCCAAGGTTGGTGGTGTTGGTGAAATTGGCATCATGCAAGTGCGCCCTTCTACGGGCAGGATGCTGGGCTTTAAGGAAGAAGAACTTAAACAGCCCGATACCAACATCCTTGCGGGTGTGACTTATCTTCGGCAGGGCATTGATCGCTTTGGTGATCCTTTGATGGCAGTGGCCGGGTATAACGCAGGCCATGATCATCCGTTTTTTACCAGCCCCAAGAAAAGCCAGTTGCCAGAAAGTACGCGCAACTATGTAAAGTCGATTGCATCACTTGGCGTGTTTGAGCCACAGCCAGAACGTGAGCCTCCTGAAATTACGGAGGCCAAGGGTGAATTAACACCGATTCCCGAGCAGCCACGACAGCGCGTTACGTTTGCTGATATGGGCCAGAAATTGATGGAAATGGGCGCCGAGTCTGATGTTGGCCAGCTATCAGCCGACGTTGCTGGTGCCGTCCTAGGAACAAAAGTTGCTGGCATGATGGCCGGTAAGCCTCAAGCTGGAGCGCTGCCTACTGCAGCACCTTCGGTGGCTCCAACTGCTGCGCCTGGAACAAGTCCCGTCATCACTTCACCGGGTGGTGCTTTGCCGCCTGCGCAAGGTCCGATTCAAGGGCCGCCTGCTGGCGGTCGAATGACGCAAAATTGGATCAGAGCACAAGATGTTCCTGGCGCAGGCGCTTACGAAGATGTGGCTCAAAAAGCGCGAAGCATGAGTGAGGCGCATCAAATGAAAGAGGCAGCCATTCAAGCTGAAAATAAGATCAGAGCTATGGCACCAGAAATGCGCCAGCAACCAAACCGTGCCGGGTTATTCCTGCCATCACAAGAAGGCGCTGGCCCTCGAGGCGCTCGCACTCAGCCCATCCCGCAAGTCAAAGGTCCAAGTGCTTTTCAGCGCGGCTCTGCACGCATGGCAGCCATGCCTCGCTTGCCAGGCGCTATTGGTGGCATTGGTGTAGCCGAGGGTTTGATGGAAACCGAGCGCCGCGTCGGTGAAGATGACATGGTTGGCGCAGGCATTTCAGCCCTAGGTACGGTGGGCGGTGCTGCTGCCATGACGCCATTTGGCCCTGCAAGACTGGTAGGCACGGCTGCTGCGACAGCATCACCACTTGCGATGTATCTCTATGACAAGATGCGTGGCAAGCGCGAAAGCAATATGCCCCTGCCACTTATCTATCGTTCGCGGTATGGTGGCTAGCGTTTATACCGAGCCTTGAAGCAAACTTTGCACTCTGCCAGCCAACCACCCCTGGAACGCTCATAAAAGCCCTCTACGGGCTTTGTGTCCTGGCACTTAGAGCAAACCTTCATGCCGTCCTTTACGGCGTTCCTACGCTCAAATAAACGCTCTGGTGGCCATCCTTGATTCACACGCCACTTCAGGGTGTAGTAACTTAGCTTTCCTCGTTTGGCCCACTCGCGGAGAGTGAGGGTGGTCGAACCGATGGTGAGAACTCTCTCGTTAGAAATCTGGTTTGGCACTTTTTGCATTCGCGTCTTCGTTCTAAATAAAATCTAAACTTGTTTGGTTCCCAGTAGGACCTGGTGTCAAGGACGGTTGTCTTGTAGGACCGTCCTGACTCGTTTCGACAATATGGGCATTGCATCGTGCAGTCTCTTTCTCAATTCCAGAACATTCCAGGCCAGATCGTGCAAGTATTGATCGGCCAAGGCAGGATCTGTCTTCATTTGGTTTTGCGCCTGGTTGTGTAGTCGCTCGATAATTTTCAATTGCTTCTCGTATAAGCTCATCTAGGTCAGCATCCATTTGATCAGGGTAGTCAACCAATTGTCTGAGCATTCGATAGCGCAGCGCGTCATTCATTGCGCTCCTTTAGCTTGGCTTCGATGGCCCTAGCAAAACCACAGCGATCAAACCACGCCGCATTACTTTCATCAATTTTTTGAGACAAATAACTCAAGTCCTGAATCTCCTCATCCGTCAGCCCAACCCACGGCTTCTTTGATGGCGCTATGAACACAGGCTGTGGATTGAATACCTTGTCCTGTGGCTTTTTGCGGAAGTACACATGCCCTGTTCCAGTTGTGTGCATCCACGCCACCGGCTCTTGCTCTGTCTCAAGTGCTTGGCGCATGGCTTCCTTGCGTAGCCTGCTGACATGGCCTTTGTTGTACCCAGTCTTCCATGCAATTTCTGTGACCCTCAAAGATGGGTCTTTGACTAGCTCACGCACTTGTTTATAGCGATCCATGTCATCAAGATATGACTTGTCCTTTTGATGCTGATTGTGATCACCACTCATGGTCTTACCCCTAAAGCAATGCGCTCACGCTCCATACGTGCGCGTAATCGTTGTCTGAATCGATACCGTTTAGCAATCTCAGCCCGTGTCATCTTGGACCGTGGCTTGTCCTCACCGATACCAAGCTTGTAAATGTGCGTGGTATCCACACCGCGGGAGTTCTTGACCCAGCCCATGATGTGAATGACACCTTCCTTGTGTAAGGCCCTGAGATAAGACTGGACCGTTACGACATGCAGGCCTGTCTCATCGCAGATGTTGTACGCAGTGCAGCCATCCATCAGCATCCTGATCATCCGTGCGTACAAGAGTTCATTGATCTTGATCATGAGCGCACAGCTTTAACGGTGTGCCAATTGGCTTTGCTAGCACGAAGCCGTTGACCAAAGCGTGATTTTTGCTCAAGCACATTGCGCTTGTCTTTCAATACATCGTGCTGACGCTCCTTGGTCTCAGCGACCGTTTTCTTCAGATCAATCGGTTTATCCAACGTGCGAACCTTAAATCGTTTGAGATAGCCAATGATCTCGTTAGCTTCCTTGCCAGACATCAGCCATTCCCAAATCTTAGGTAGGTAAGCAGCAAGATACCTTGAAGGCGTAGCAAAGGTATGAAACTTATATTTTGGAACTCGCTTGAGCGTGTTGAACTGCTCCCAGGTCAGGTTGTGCTCATCACAAAACCAGGTGGCTAATTTGCCCATGTGGGAATTGCTCAAGTAGTTTCTCAACAGCCACCGATCCCAAGCCTCTTGCAAATCTTCCTTCTTAGTCTCGGCAGCTACTTCATCCAGCAATTCAAGTATGTTCATGCTGCATCTCCTGCGTGTAATTTCCATTCATCGTTATTGGTTTTGCTCAAGACTTTTGCTTCGACAGCACGAGCAAAGGCATAAAGCCAGTGATCAGCCGTCAGTGAGTCAGGGACACTGTCAGCACAGGCCCTGATGTCAGCATCGCTAAGCATGTTCTTGGCTCCTCCGCAAGAAGCTTGGCCCTTCCTGCTCGGCCTCGAGTTCGCGGATGTCGTTGGCTGCATCACTGACACCATGCCAGTCACGCCTGGCGATCATCACCATCATGTACTCGATCA